TTTCTTGATATAATCCATATATCTTTTTTCATTCACCAAGGCATCAGTGAATCGCTGAACCTCTATTCTATTTCCACGGACCTTCACTGGAATCCGCCTACCCTTGTACATTTTTGATAGCAAGTACTCAATCCAGGCAGCGAAAACGTGAAGGATGTTTTCATCAAGCTGACCCTTGCGAGCAGCGCCAAGATCGAACACTATTTCTTTTAATTGGTCTTCAGTAAGCATACAGATTCCCCAGCAATATACAGGTTTGCTTAGTAAGTAGGTTGTGATTCACTATTTTAATGATATTTAGCGACTTCTAGATTTCGCTTTTCGCATCGCATCTTCATGCGATTTAGCTTCTTTTTCTTTTTGGTTCACAAGTCGCCGCAAGAACCATCTTCTTAATACGATTGGCAGATTGTAAGCTTCAAAGAAACTCCATCCCCCATAATATTTTAGATTAAAAAACTCTTCGTAGATTGCTTCGGCATATTCATCACTTAGGCCAAAAAAAGTCCGCATTAAGCGGCACCTCCAGTACCGACGTTTCACCGCACTCGTCGCAATCAAATTCTTGCTTCATTTCAACGTTAGGAGTGACTTTCTCCATAATAGTTCTTAAGTAGCGAGAGTCTCTAGCAGGCATTGCTGCAATAAACTTAGCTTTTGTAAGTTTATCAGCGTCGCCGTTCACAGAAACAATCAATAATCCCAACTGTGTTGTCAGAGTTGTTGACGCTTCATTCTTACGGTCGTTTCGTAGTGTTTTTTTGGAGATAGAGGATTCGTCCTTACCATTCAACATACGACACTCAAGCGTTACTTTTGACATTGGAAGTGTCACTCTAAATGTATTGCTCTCTGTCAGTTCAACATCCTCTTGTTCTAGGGCATACTCAAAATCAATGTGAGCAAGTTCTTCTAGATCAAATGAGTGATCACAAGTTGCAAGACAGTTAGGGCACACTACCCGTGTTTCATATTCTGAACCATATCCTGTGGTTCTTGCTTTCACAAGAATTGCGTTCTTATCGCCGATCAAAAGATCATCAAGTTTAACTCTTTGATCCACAATCAAGTTCTCCAGAACTCGATCAATCGCTATACCCTTTTTGAGAAGAGCACGATCCGTTAGGATATCCTCTTCTTTTGCGGTCATGTATTTTATCTCCACCGTTGTCTCATTGTGGAGAGGGTGTCCCGGCGGGTAAAACCTACCTTTACTTGGTAACTCTACAAACTCTGTAGGGAGTGCCCAATTAAACTGCGAACCTGCCGCAGATGCAGCAACAGCCGAAGTCCCCTCGTCCTCTGGAGTTGGGGAACCCTCGGCTGCACTGAAGCGTCCTTCATTTCTGCTCATATGTCAAAACCTTTCTTAAGAAACAATTATCGGATTATAGTCCTGATTGTGTTTTTTGTGCCCAATCAAATGAGATTTCCATTGAAAGCTCAAGCATTTCATCCGATGTATAATCTAAACTACCACCGTAATCTACATTTGTTAAGAAAGCATTACGGAGAGTCCACTCTTCAATGACTGATCCAAGACCGTCCATCAACTGTAGCTGAGGGTCTCCGCCAAAAGCATCGGCAAAACCCTGCTTAGAGAGAGATAGCTGATCAGCGGCTGAATCATCTGGAAAAACATACCCGGCTTGCTCAAAGTAGAAGTAAAGCAAGTCCGTTGGGTCTTCAATTCCTCTAGACGGAGCAACCATTGTTACTGTAATCGGATCCCAAGTAACACGACCTGGGAACTTAAAATTGTAATCAAAGTAGCTATGTTCTATTGTGGAAACGTTTGCCTTGGGCATTGTTGCCGTTTTGACATAGTACTCCGCCACATCACCTAGCTTAAGTTTAAACTTAAATCTTCTTTTTGGATCAACTCCGGCTTGAGCCCAACTGATTGCCATTTTTATATTTCTCCCTTATCAATAAGTAGCTATGAAACTAAATTTTAATCCTCAAAACTCGCACCACTGTTTGTAACAACAAAGTCAATGGCGAAGAATTCAACCGCACGAGTCGGCTTGACCAACAGTTTGGCATAAATGACGTTTTGATCAATCAAGTCAGGAGTCGTTGTCGTCTCGTCGAGAACGAGGCGGAACTCATCAATTCCAAATCTAGACTTAACATCATTAAGCACAACAGAAGCTTGGCGTCTGAACCTGTCCCAAGTTGTTTGGACATTGGGATCAAACAAGAGTCTTGAAGCAATGAATGAAATTTCACGCTTGAGATAGATCATCAAGCGACGAACATTAATTCTGTCAAGCGCCGAAGCTGTCTGCTGGAGGGTTTTCTGTCCGAAGACCACAATTCCTTCAGCGGGGAACTTAGCGATTGGGTTAATGTTTGCCTCATAGAGGTCATCTCTATTTTCTTGTGTGTACTTTCTAGAAACATCCAACACTGGCAAGCCAGCAGCACCTTCTGTAAGTCCACCACGGGTGAAGCCTGCGGGGGCGAACCAAGGACCCTGCTTCTTATCTGTGCTTGAAAGCACTCCAAGAGCAACTACCGAAGGCGGCACCCACACGCTTCTCAGGTTAACATTGTCTTGGATCATAACCCAAGGCGCATAAGCAGCGGCATAACTGTTATTGATATTTCTATCCTTAAGAGTATCAGCAGCTTGCTTAACCGTTGCAGCGTTTCTTGAAGAAACACTTTCGGTTCCTTCAGAGTCTGGTGTGTAAATGTTATCAATATCAATGATTGCCAAAGAATCAGCACGATCCTCTGTGACTTCAATCAAGTGTGAAGTAACATTGTTCTGAATGATGCCAGGTAATGTAATAACGTTATACTGTGCATCTTCTGGGTCAGAAACAATATTTACTGCTCTCTTCAGAGTGTGCAACTGATAAGAAGCCTTCTCATTTGTTGCTGTGCTAAACCCTGTATTTCTAAAGGGGTCTTTCTCAGTAACATCGAAGCCTTCAAAGCCACCGTGCAGGACCGTTGTAAAACGATCTAGCCCAGCAGCAAGAGATGCCGAGTAAGATGTTTGAGCAGCGGTATAACTCTGACCAGATGTCCCAACTAACTGGCGTGAACCAGAAACAAACTCAAAGCCTTCGCCGGCAGACCCCGAAAGATCATCCAAGCTGAAGTGCCAGGAGATAACCAAAGGATCATCCTGTGCTCTAAATTGAGCCGGACTGTTCTGGAGATCACGATCGGTGCTGGCTGGGCTAGTTTGTAAGCCTTTTGGACGAACCTTAACCATATCAAGAACACTTGGGTTAAATGTAGTGTCTCGGGTTGTCTTGCCAGTCCAAGCTCCCCAATATGTGTACTCAAGATTCTTGGGCGATCCCCAAGAGTCCTGCTTACGCAGAGGGACAGACGGGAAGACCACAGATGCAGTCAAGCCACCTTGTCCGCCAAGACCCGCAAGGAGTCCGGGTCCAGCAGCAGCGCCGTCTAGGTTTGCAACTGTACCACTGTAGCCACCCATGTGTCCAAATCGGTTTCCATCGCCGCCATCAATCATCGAGGCAATTTGCCCACGAGACTGACTTAGACCAGTAGCACCAATAACTGCCTGGGCGGTACCAGAAACACTTACAAGACCACTTGAGGCACTCAAAATTGAGACCGAGCGGTATGTAAGAGGTCCAAAGACACCGAAAGGAAGAAGTTCTGGTGTTGTTGCACCAGCTTCTACATCACCGTCCATTTCAACACGGATATACTTAGACTTATTAGCGTATTGACCGTATTCTCTGTTTCTCTTTTCGGTTGAGTCATACTCAACATACTTATCACCAATCTTTCTGGCGAGATAGTTTTGAGAAGCAGGATTTAGGTTACAGTTATCGTATCTTTCCAGAACAGTTGGCTTGTTGTCGCTATCTTGAAGATCACGGACAACAACACTGAAAGATCCAAACTGTTCAAAGTCTCCACGAGGAGCCTTGATTTTCTCAATTGATACCTTAATAGTATTTTGTACCCACTCGCCAGCAGTTAACGCCTCAAAGCGGAAAAGTTGCTGCTGAAGCGTCGCATCATACTCCGCTGCGGCGTCACCTTGTGCAAGCTGCTGCGAGAAGTAAAATCCTGTAGTTCCCTTAGTAGCACCAAACTGGAAGTCGTTTGCTACTTCAGTAATTGCTTGCTGGTTACGAAGGGGAAGAATTGCAGCCCAAGCGGTTTGTTGCGAAACCGCAGCGTTACCAGCCGCTCCAGATGCGACCAACTCGCCCAATGATGCTTGCATTCTTGGTCCAAGAGCAGTTTCAAAGGTTTCGCCAAGCCACATTCTCCCACCTTGACTGGAAGACGCCGTGCTACGACGAGTAATGTTTTCGTTTGTTACCGTTGGATTGGTATTAAGAACATTACGGATGAAGTTGTTCTTGTCGGAGTTCAGACTAACAGTGACTTTCTCGAGGGCACCAAATGTTCCGTTCTTTGATACCAACAAATCAATGTCGCCATTGGTGTTAGTCGTGTACAATTCACAAGCGGAGGCTGTTATTTCAGTATCCGCTCTTGTTCCAGACAAAAGAACACGTCCAGCGGCATTATAAAACACGGCTGCAAGAGCACCAGTCACGGGTGCGCCTTGGTTTATACCTACATTGAGTGTGCCTGAAGGCCACAAGAAGAGACCGAAGGCACCACCAGCGGCAGGATCACTACTAAGAGCACCAGCTTTAAAACCAGCAAAGCCTGTCGTGACATTCGGATCCTGAACACCGACTGTACGCATAAACGTAAGCGGTGTACCATTTCTTAGCCAGGCTTGAGCCGCATATGGTCCATATGTTGCGCCTAGTGTGTTGCCATATCTAGAAATATCTCCTGCCTCATTGCCGGCTTGGGGGTTCCCAAACAGATCAACAAACTCAGAAAACGAACTCACAGTTTGAGGCACCATTGCTGGTCCTTTCGCTGCTCTACCAATAACCATAGGTCCAACTCCTGCTGGGGTAGCAGGTAATTGACTATTATCTATCTCATCTACGAATACGCCAGGTGAAATAAACTTGAACTTGCTTGTGGGATCATTCGCCATTTTTTCTTTGTTCTCCTCTTAAGCTAACAAAATTATTTAATCGTTACGCACGATTGCTAATAATAAATAGTAACGCAAACCTCTAAACTCCTTACAGTTTAGGGTCTAAACTTATCTTTTCGTCCAGCCTGAAATTCTGGCTCCTCGTCTAACATAGATCTTTCTCTGGAAAACCTTATTTTTGCTGCACTTTGACGCTTGACCGTAATAGGGGTGTTTTGATTATCCCTATCACCAACCAGATAGCCAAGAACCTTTAGAGTTAAAGTTGTTGTAAATATTCTTTCTGTGACATCCAGCCCATCCGCCTTAAAGTCTATGGCATAGTTTGGATCTAAGAAAGCCTCATAAGAATTTCTCTCGTGAGACACCTTAAAAACACTGGGATCGCCGGTAAAGGTGTGAAATTTTGTCAATATCTGATTCATCTGTTGTTGGTATTCAGTCACAATGTCGATTGCATAGGTCATCTCTACAAACGTAGGCATTGGAATAAGAAGCGTC